TACTGATCCTTCACCCAACGGTGAAAAATTGCTTTGCTAAACAACCAGCAACGCCGATACTGCTTTCCATCCCAATGCAGACCTTTACTGGCCTTTTTAATCACTCCCATCCTACAAACCTTGGCGACGGTGCTGCGATCAATCCCGAATTCTTGAGCCGCTTCTGTCGATCTCATGTGACAAATTAGCAACCCATCTACTATTTGTCAAGTCATTTCACCTCTCCCCCCGCCTCGCTTCTCCTCTCCGCCTTACTGGCCATCTTAATACCTCAGTTGCATCAGTACAGCATCCAAGACTCGGCTCAAATGCCAGATCGTATCTACAGGACAGATAGCTCCACAGTGAGTCCCTCTGAACCTGAGTCGTTACTGCGTCAAGAATACACCACCATGCTACTTCAGCATCTAAATATAAATTCTGTTCTGATTTCCCAAAAGTACAGCTTGCCCCTGGCGCAGTTTCATAGCCCCCTTGAGAGTCGCTTCCGGAAAATCCTACCGTTGTATCTACACGAATCTCGTAAGTTGTCGCTCCTTCTAAATTCCCCTCTCTCACAACGTAAAGCCGCCATTCCGTCAATGCCACAGAAGGATCAAAGCTGTACCTCGTTCCCCAACCAAAATCCTCATAGATTAATCCGTTAGTATAAGGATAGCTGGCACTTTCCGCACCGCCGGTAATTGGCTCAAAATGCCAGCTTCCACCCCTTCCAGCATTCGGAGCAGGATCAGCGTCAGCTTTTATGACGACCCAAAGTTCATTGTTTCCGGACGTGGGCGCACTGACAGGGTATCTGTCTGATGAATCAAAACGTGCAACGGCGTGTGTAGCAACGATGTTTGAATACCATTTTGCTTTATTGGCTTCTGTTGATTGTGTAATGGTTCTGTTATTACCACTTTCATCCGGCCATGATGCAATTGTATTTCCATCACTTAGACCAATTACACTGTCCGCATCGTGGATCTCCCAATACGTCAACGATGTCGGAAATGGACACTGCGCCCAACAATTAGGCTTGCTCATGGCCATTACGAGAACCACCCAAATCGACTTTCCCATCTCTCAATATCTCCACAATTCCAACCGATGCCGTCTCGTCACCGCATTCACATCATTCGCAAACCCGTGGATTCGCCAAATTTTCACGAACAACGTCTCCCCCTGATATGCAAAGAGCGAAAAATTGGTCAGGAACGTCACCGCCACCATCTTCTCAGCAGACGTGCCCAAATCCGCATAGGCCGTATCGTTCCCCGTGAAGGCCCCAGTGACATTATCCCCACGGCCGCGGACGCGATAAGCCGCCACATAACCGACTGAATCACCGGCGCTCGATGGCGTCGAGACCAGCATGACCAGAGAATCCGTGTAAGCCGCGTCTGATTTAACTCGAAATTCATATATCGTCGTGTCAGCATTCGCTGCAGAATCCACGAGTACTTCTTCAAACGCACCAAGCGTGTCCAATACCGACCCATTCTCTGGCGTCGGGAAACCCGCTATAGCCGGTTGCCAATCTGGCTCAGGTGCCGCTGCTATCACCTGGCCACTCGCACTCGTCTTGAGGGTATAGCCGGAAAACAACATATTTAAAAACCGCATGCCCGCATGGAGCCTCAAATGTTTTGTTGACACTGTGCTATCATCATATACAACAAATCGATCATCATTTAAGCTGGCACCCTTGTGTGTCTGGAGCCTTTCATCAATGATCGTACTATCCTTCGCAATTTTGATCCAATTGTCCGTGTTTGATATCTTAATCGGCCAGGCATCGCCTGGCGGATTCGGTGCAGCCGTTTTGGAACTCAGAATCAGCATCTCATCCGAAAAATCATCGATCAGAAAAAAGAAGTTGCGCTGGCCAAGCCCATAATCGCGCAAGATCATCAATCCATCGGTTGTATCTGTGTGAACCTGAAATATCGGGTCATCCGTCGTTACACCGGCGCGCACATTGCCTACCACCAACTTGCCTTCGTTATTCAAATACACCCTCGCATCCTTTGCGATCCGGAATTTGATCTCGCCGGCGCCGCTCGTATCCGAATCCGCTCCCAAGATCAAATCGCCGGTGCTCTCGCCCACGCTTCCCACAATCCCTGTGATCTTCGACCCATCACCTTCAAAACTCGTCGCGCGCACGTGCCCGACCATGTGCAAAGTATCTGGCCCCGCCGTAAACCGAAATAGCTCCGCTATCAGCCCCAGCTTGTTAGCTCCGATCCAGATGCCGGTCTTCCAACTCGACCCATTTACATAAATATCATATTCCCCCAATTTCACCGTCGCCAAATAGACTCCTGGAATGCTCGCGCTCTCGGTTAGATCATACTTCTTGACCGCACTCTGGTACAAGTCCACGTCCTTCGAAGGGACCAGTTTATTTGAACTGTTCACCAACTTCAGCTCAAATACCGACGTCGTGTCTTGACACCTTGCCATCTCCGGCAACATGATCACCAGTGCGATCGCACTCACCACGGCTGTCAAAGTTCTCATTGCGGCCTCATTCGGCATAGACAAACGAATCACCGATCCGCTCAAAATAGAGCGCATCGTCTTCGAACTCATACTCATTGAGCTCGTCGATCACGTCCACCGGCATTTCCGGTAGTACCTCTGTGCCTTCCAGCATCACCGACCCTTCATGGCCATGTGCTGCGATCCCAAACGCATGGTTGCGCTCATACTCGTCGTGCCATTGCACAAAATACACGATTGGAGCGTCTTTGTGCGGGAAGAGCATAACTTCTCTGCTCGTGTTGAGCAATTTCGACCTTAGAACTTCCTGAGCGGCCGTCAGCTTCTCATATGTGCTCTCATAACGGTACCGGACCCCTTTCAATACGCGCCGCTTACTGCCGTCGATCAATTCAATCTCTGCCTGATTCACCAGCGACCACGCTTGCTCAAGATTACCTCTCATCGGCACCGGCAATTCAAATTCTTCCACCACTTCTCTGCAGCGGAATTTATCGACCCGAATCTTTGCCATTGCGGTTGTTTGTGCTTTCGCCCTGGGGTAAATGCGGTAGACCAGATTGTTGCCCGCTGCTCCGGCCGGCACTACCACTTCATGAACGATCACCGGCAACCAGTTTTGATCGAGAATGAACTCTTTCTCATGTGTGCCCGTTAGTCCGTTAAAAACACAATAGACAATTTGATCGCCTTCCGCAGCATCGTTGCGCGCCCACGCCGTCACGATGAACCGCTTCCCAGCGATGGCTGCCCCCGTATTAACCGTGACACTGGCATACTGCCCCGTGTCATCGTCCTCAATGGTGAGCACATAGTCTCCCCAGGGGGTCGTTTCATCAAATTCCCTGGCAATCACTCCGCCGGTGGATTCGCTCACGCCTGTCGTATCGTCCTCAAAACTCACGTTCAACGAAAGTTCATCCCCCACGAACAGAAATCTCGGCTCTTCGATTCCGCCAACTACATTCTCGGCATATCGATGTGCCATCAGCTTATCCCTGTGACTTTCATGGTCAGCTTATCAGGATCAAATGAAACCTCATTAAGCCGCCAATATTCAGACCTGTCAATATCTGTATCTGTCGATTTTAGAATAAACTTTACTCGATCTTGCTCTTCTAACTCGACTATAGCCACCAACTCCGCCTCGATTGTCTTGCGCTCTTGATTGAAATATTCGAAGAACTCTTGCGCCTGAAACTTTGCCAGGTGACGATCCTGTACCAGTGTATTGCTCACGCTCAGCTTCTTTCTCTCCCAGCCATCATTGCCGGTGGCTTCCGTCCCACTCTGTCCTGAAATCTGATTGCTCCATGCCACTTCGACGCGATCATATCTGTGCTGCCAAGGGGAAACTGGCTCGATCCCGACGACGTGTTTCTCTTCGTACAGTGACTTTGTGCCATCATAGCTATCGCGCGCAGTAATCCGGATTTTACGGTCTGGCCGGATTGCAATGACTCGATTCAGCACTTGACTGCAATCTGCTAATACGTCTCTGAGATCTTTATCACCCAATCGCGCATAGCCTACTCTGGGATAGAAAGTCGTGCTATACTTCCATAACAACCCTTTCCCTGTGATTCCCCAGAGCGAATCGGCCGTCGCAATCATTGTTTGATGATCATAGTCAGCGGGATCGATCACGTCGATCCGTGTGAGCGTTATTGCGCCTGCAACGAAACTCGCTTCAACCAAGAACGCGCCGGCCGTCCGATAGCGCTTGTCTACGCAAACCGCGTAGACTTTGCTCCCCAGATAAGCAAAGTCTTTGAACTGCCGATGTCGATCGAACGTGAAGTTGTCGCCCGTCTGCGTGCTATACAGTTCGTCGGCGGCGATATCATATACAAACCAATGATACTCAAATGTCCATCGGTCCAATAGACACCCGTGGATCGTGTCCTCATCAGAATTGTAGACCATCTCCAGAATCGTTTGGCTGGTTTCGATTCCAGTGATACTCTGACTCGCTTCAGCAGGTTCTGCCGAGAAATCAAACAACGTAGTCGGCGATCCTGTCCCAATATTGATCGTGATGAGCTTGCATTCGCTTAAATCCGTGCCGCCATCGAGCCATTCCATGTATGCCAGATAGAGCAGGCCGGAATCGATGAACCCACAGAGTGGGTAGCTAAGCGAACTGGCGAGCTCGTAGACTTCGGTAAACACGTTGTCCGTGTTGATTGTCCCCAGGGCAATGTCCGTGTCAACCAAAGTATCGCCGTTCCGCTCCAACTTCATGACCATAAAACCTTCACTTGCCACATAAGGGAACAATCCGGAATTTCCCATGACCCACTTCAGATCTATCCATTTCGTGACATCTGCAACTTTGGCGACATGCCAACCTACTCCAAGTCGTATGAACATTGTGCTCAGATCTAACAAATCCCCTATGTGAACCGTACTAATCGGAGTCACCACGCTATCCGCATCATATATTCTTGTCTCCGCTCCATGACTTGGTACTCGCAATATTTGTGGAAATGGCACCGTTAGGCTCTCTCCCAGAACGTCGCCAAGTGACCGATCAGGACTCTGCACCGACCCTTGTCGCATGATCTGCGCGCATGGGTTGATGTATTGTGGCGCTGTTGCCTGCTGCGCGCCAGATGCTTGCAGCACTTCAGTTATCGCGCTACCGTCGCTCTTGAAAAACCACGTATAGAAATTCGGCCCAAAGTCGCCATCGTGAATTGCAATCTCATCATACTTATCCCACCATGCCATGCCGTGAATATTCCCGCCATCTTGCACCATTGCGCGGATGCTCATCTCTACCGTCCCATAGCCGGCGTCGTTTTCATTGATCTTATCAAGCTGGTCTATGAATTCAAATTCGCCTGTCTCCGTAACTTTCCAGAGTTCATCCCCAATTCCCAGATACAAGATCTCGTTCGTGAGATCCCACAGCAGAGCTTTCCCAACCTTGTTATAGAATGGCTCCGGAGCCTGGCCCAGAATGCTAATCACGGCCGTGTCGCTCGTGCTCACAAAATCTTCCACCGTGAAATGCCCACTATCATAATTCGCTGCGGCAAGGATCTTCTCGACCAGTGACTGCACCGTGATATTCCGATACCAACTACATGCGGCCAGTGCGCCGTTGAAGGCTCTCACAACGATTTCATCCTTGGCATCCTGCATCCGGAAAACTGCACTGTCGAATTTCAATGTGAGAACTGTGCCATCCGCCGCGAATATCCGGTAATAGCGCTTTAACGCTTTCACGGTAGCACTTCCGCTCGTGTAAGCATCGAGATCGATCTTGATGCCGAACTTCTGGCCGACCGGATCGATCCCACCGCCTGGATCAAACGACGTCGGGCGCCATCCCGCCGCATCATCCTCATCCCATGTAATCGTTCCGGATCCGGTGAAATCACTCGTGCCGTCCACAAAACTGCCGAGCGCTTGCCATGAACCGAGCCCGTTCGAATAGCTGACTCCAATCGTACCAACCAAATCTGCCTGGCTCAGATCGACTTCGATGCCATAGAGCGGCAACTCTGAGAAAATATATAGTGCCGAATCCGATGCTTGCAGCACCTCATACTCAACCCCGTCACGGTCATTCTCGTTGCTCCGATCAGAATACGTCACAGCCCCTTCATCGACAATCACTGCATCCCAATCTCCAACAATCTCTTGCATCGGACCGTTGTCTAGTTGCAACGAAACTGCGCCGATTTTATTCACCTTCGCCGTGAAATCCGGTAAAATCTGCAACAGCACTTCGCGACTGCGCACGTCATAGTTAGTTGTCTTGATCGTGATCGTGTTGCCGTCAGCGCCGGTGAGCGTCGCACTGGCGGTGTTCTCGGCAACCGTCGTCCAATCTCCCCACGCATACTTGAACTTATCCGGAAACCTAAACCGCAGCGGAACTATCCCAAACGCCGTTGTCTTGCTAATGCTCAGAATCTCAACCCCCGGAATATTCCCTTCGGTGAACTTCCAATCGAGCGCCTTAATACCCTCAACTGAAGTCGTCGCTTCAGTTGTGCCCACAATCTCGACTCCGGCAATCTTGAGCAACCGGCCATTGGGCTCGCTCACCAACCAGGCGGGATAACGTTCTAATTCTTTCGCATGTCCCATCACGGTGATGGTAATGGTCTTGTTGCGCCGGTCATCCCTAATGTCTTCACGCCAGATTAATCCACCGAAGTATAGCACCCGGTCCGTTGCGTTCTTCCACCCAAAATAGATTCGGCACCAAACAACCTCGGTGCCGTCTACGATGCCCGTGCCGGATGAATTCGCAAAATAACCGTCGCTATTCCAGAACGTCAATTCCACGTCGCTCGCTGTGAACGCGTTGAGAGTCTCACCCTCGATCTCGAACCGGATCTCTCCCATTTCCACCAGACGTTCTTCATTGCCTCCTGAAACCGTGTAGCGCTTCGCAATGTGCAATCCTACCAAACCAGATGCAGCGAAATTTGACTCGCTGCATGTGATCGTGGTCTCGCTGCCAGCATACGCTCTCGTGGTTACAACGTGATTGCCGCTGAATTCATTGAGGGGGATAACGAAGGTGTCGCCCACGGCGAGAATGGCGGTGGCATCACCGAAAACCTTGATCTGCGTGCTGCTTACCCGCTCTGTGATCGCACCGTTGAACTGTTTGAGCAATTCCACCCGACGTTTGAAATATGCCCCACGTCGCCGTTCTTGCTCTTTCGTCGTATTCGAATCGCTCAGGGTCTTCATGGCACCAACCACACCAAGACGCTCGCTCCCACCGCCATCACGCACACCATCCTTCCAGAAAACGTCCTTCGCATGAAAATGCCGAGCACGCCGCGGTATGATTCCCGAATAAAACCAAATTGAAATGGCACCTTGACTTTAAGTCCAGGATCTATACTAACCACTGCCGTGTCGTATGTGGGATACCTTCCCACCATAATCACATGCAGGGGAGCAACCAGTGGCATGAACCAATAGTATAGCACATCTTCCACAAAGAAAACCCAGAGCACCATCACCTGCACAACCGTCCAGGTATCGCAAAGCTTATAGATGACTGGTATGCAAACCACGAAGATCAAAAACTGATACATATCGTTCACGAACTGATCCCAGCCGCGGCGTTGCAGATATGCCATCACTGCACCGCCGAACAGCGCATCGACCAGCGCCAGCGCCACAATCACCACAAACGGATTGTTTTCCCAGCCGTTCATTCCAGCACCTGATCCTCGTTTGAAGTCCGCCGGCGCCGCGCCGTCTCTCTCCGAACTTGCGGCCTGAGCACCTCGTTAGTCAACCGCTCCGCCATTCTTCGGTCTTGCAGCGGCGTATTGAAATTGTTCACCATCGTCAATCCCCGTCCACTCCGTCCACTGCGTCCGCCTTGCCCGCCCTGATTCATTTGAATCGCTCTCTCAATTAGCTTTGCCGAATAATCATCGAACGAGCGTTGTGGCGCAACCACTTCGAAACCAGCCCCTGGCCTTTCCCCCAACATCGCCAGCGTCGGCTCTGTAATGAGTGACCCTTCTGCCAACGCCGCAATCTGCGATTTTGCTGCGGCGATAAGCCCCGTTGCGATAGCCAACGGTACGATATTCTTCAGAGCCTGAAACGGATTTATGACCGTATCCAAGATCGCTTTGATCTTGGCCACAATGAAATATTTCTCGATGGCGTCTAACGCCGCAATGAGCAGCGATTTGAAGAACGCCTTGAACGCATTTTGTCCCGTCATCGCAGCTTCTGCAATTGACTGGGTGATGTTTGAAATTGCGCTCGCAAAAAACATGTGCACTTCTGCAGCTTTCTGATTCCATTCATCGATCTGCGCTTGTAGCATCACATTTAAATTTTGCTGTGCTTCCGTTTCTCTTGCCGCAATTTCAGTTACCAATTCAAGTCTGCGATCTACACCTGCTCTTCTAATCTTAAACTCATTTTCAACAGTCCCATGTGCGATCGCTTCGCGTTGCGCGTTGATCACCCCTTCTTGTTCCAGAATTTCCTCTTGCAACTTCGTCCAGTCCCCTGTCCACTCTTCGAAATCCTTTTGCCGCGTGCGCAGATAAACGAGATATTGTTGGCGCGAAATCTTCTGATGCTCAAACTCAAACTCCCGCTGATTATCCAGCCGGTCTTTCAATTCATCTTGTTGCTTCTGATTGAGCGCTGCCACATCCGCTGCCGGCATCGCTGCTTCAATTTCTAATTTTTTCTTCTCTGCGATGACTGTCTTTAGTGCACCTATCTCTTGCTTCAATCTTTGCGAAGCTGCGAGATTCGTCGGCACGGACGTCCCGCCCATTTGCGTGTTCGTAGTACGCATCTCGACTTTGAGATTCTTGAACCGCTCTTCCAGTTCGGCCAGCTTCCGCTGAGCTTCTTCTATGGTAAGGCCTGCAAGTTCCTTACGGTATCTCTCTGTTGCTTTTGCAGCATCTTCTGTCCTTGATTGCAACGCGGCAAATAGCCCAACCACGGCAGTCAGCCCCAAAATTACCCACCCGACCGGACCAGTCCCAAGTCCGATCATTGGTAACAGCTTCGTGATTACTCCGCTGAATACATATAGCGCGGCAGTCGCTACACCCATTGCCACTGCCAGATTCTGCAGCGCCGCCGGTGCCCGGTTAAATGCATCTACCATATCGGTAAGCAGTTTCACAAACGGTGCCGAAATCTGCTGCACCATAACTCCCAACGAGGCGCTCGCCCGCGTCGTGGCAGCCGCCATCCTGGCCTGCTCTCCGGCGGCGCTATTAGAGAGCTTGGCCAGGTCGCCAACTTGCGCTTCCGTCTCACGCATAATCCCATTCACTTCCGCCTGAATCTTCTCTTGCGTCGTGAGACTCATTACCCCTTTGCCGATGCTCTCGGCATATTCCTTCCACAATATCGAGACGTTCTTGGTGACTCCGGCATTGTCTACCAGAATACTGTTTTCGTTCTTCAATCCTTCGGTCGCCGTCTTCACCGCTTCGCCGAGTGAGAGATGCGAAACCTTTCCAAAAGCCGCTGCTTCACCCAGCCGGTTTAGCGTCTGTACCGCTTGCTCCAAGTTGTAACCACGCGAGAGCAGATTCTTCAGAGCAGCAGCCGCGTCGAAATCACTCATCAATCCCGCGCGTACCGCCTCGAGATCTTTCACCGCCTGGTCCGCGCCTTGAATGCGCTTGAAACTGGCGACCGATTGCAGCCCCGCAAATGCGGCCGTAGCCTGGTTCGCCGCTTCGTTCACGTTGCGCAGAAAAAGAAAAACCCCCGCTCCGGCGATGGCGGTCTTAACCGTGGCAAATTCCTTCTTCACCTCTTGCGCTTTGTTCTTGAGGTTCCGACTGAATTCGCTTCCCCCTTTCAGCCTGAGCCATCCTACTATTTCAGCAACCGTCGCCATATTTTTCTTCTTTTATCCGCGTTTGCCCCTATAATCCGCCACCTACTATCTGCACTTCCAATCGATCTCTCCGCCGGCGCTCTTTTTCTTCCTTGGAAACCTTCACCCCTTTGAAACTGATCTTTCTTCCGAACCCCGCGCCATGCAAGAACCCCACGATGTTTGCTTCCTCTTGCGCCACGCTGTCTTGCAACTTACATCTATGTAGCGCCGCCATGAATTTTCGCTCTTCCAATTCTCGCTCTCGCTTCAACTTCAGCCAGATGAAAAACCGCGTGATCGGCATCGCTTCGATGCCGCCATACTTCGTGCAGTCGCCACCGGCTACTTCGAAGATGAGTTGTTCCCAGGGGTCAATCTTGACTCCGGCACGTTGCTCGGTTCCACGAGTCGCTTGAACTGGCCCGACAAGATCTCGAACCATGCAGTATTGAGTGCGAAAAAATCCGTAATCACCTGCGCTGCGATGGACATTGGTAAATCGTCAAACTCCTCTGAAGCATTTTCTTCCTCGCAATCCAACACGATTGCCAGAAATCTCTCCACTGAACATTCAGATACAATCGCGTTAATGACGGCTTTAAAGTCCATCACGTTTACAGCGTCCACTGCGCCGAACTCATTGATTATGCCCAACACCATTCTGAATCTTTTCAGACTGAGCTCGCGCTGCACGTACTTCTTTTCCCCAACCTGATACATTCTATCTTCCACAAGAAAGCTCCTGATTTTTAACTGTCCATGCCGTCACTCACGTCCACCGATTCACCTTTATGGCAAGTCGCCCTCGTCATACTCCGATACCACCTTGCCCAGCCGATCGCTGTTGTCCGGATCCTCAGTGCACTCGAACCGCACCTTGATGAAGCGCCGGTCCCCAATCTTCAACACTTGGCTGAATCCACCGATGATTGCCACGCGGTAGCCGTAGAAATAATCGTACAGATCCATGTCTTGTGGCTGTGGAACTTTCAACCGGATCGCATAATACGTGGCCGGCTGGAAGTCTGGGATCTCGAACTCTTCGTTCGGCGGACTTCCGCCGCTGTTGTCAACCACTGCGCTCATCGACGCGCCGAATGTAAGCGCCATATTGCGCACACGGTGCTCGAGCAATAGGCATTCGAACGCCAGCTCATGGGCGTTCTTCAGAATCTCACGAATGCCCATCGTCGTTCCGGACTTTAGTTTGTTGTACTCAGCCGTGTATTCCACGGTCACACCATCTTCATTCGGCTTTCCCAGATTCGTGGGGCTGCTGAAGTTGCCGCCGACCACATCGAGATCGATTCCGGCGCAGCCAATGCGTGTTTCAAAGTTACTCGTCGCTGCCATTTCAATCTCCGGTTTATTCCATCACTTCCAGATTTTTTTCCCGCCGCTTCAGCGCTTCCAGATGCTCGCGCCGCACGGCCGTCCCTTCGCCGCCGAGCTTCAGGTCATATCGCTCCCCTTCCACCGCGTGGATCGCCCGTCCATATTGCGCCAAGCCGATAAACTTCAGCCGGCATTTCACAAAGTCGATCTGTGCTTGCTTTTCGTTTTGGACTTCTTCAGCCATTGCTTTCACCAATCCTTCTCTTTTCAACCTCTTCCCATTGATCCTTGAATCCATGAAACCATACCTCCAGTTCCTGTGGACTTTGTAGCATTATTGCACACTGGCCTGTCCGATTACTTTTAACATATTCCATCAAGTCTGCTAAAGGACGCCATCCTATCACTTTCCAACCACTCTTTATTACCAAGTTAAATTGGTCATCGTAGCTCCATGGCGGCTCACACCTTAACGCATAGCCTGAGTTATTGTAATGATACCTATACGATGGCAGCTTTCTCATCTCAAACTCAATGCGCCGTTTCTGATAATATACCGCGCCTTCAAATCGACGCGCGCAAACACATATTCCCCCGAATGGGCATGAATGAACTCCGCATATTCCGTCTCTCCGAACTCCGTTAATTCCGGATGCCCAGTTATGCCCGCTGTGTAAGTCGTCGAAACCAATTCCGGATTGCTGCTGATCACAGCCTGCACCGCTCTCATCAAATCTTCCGCCGCTTCTTCTTTCTCTCTGCGATGCTCGATTCCACCATCGAGCTGATCTATCTGAATCAGCACCGCAATCCCAATATGCCCTTCCTGGTAGATGTATCCTTTGCCGCTGCCAACATTCACCGCCCGTCTTTTATCAATCCATACTGTGGAAGGGGAGAGCCCTTCTTGTTCGTTTCGAATCACCGTCGATCCCAAAAGCACCCCGGCCGTCGCTGCATTGAGTATCTCGTACACTGCTTTAAACATCTCTTTCATTTCTTTAATCCGCGCTTTTCCCTAAAAATCCGCGACCCACTATCCGCGTTTCCCGATTCATCCGAATATCAGATCTTTCAACTTCGGCGCTTCTTCTTCAAACGCTTCACGCAGAAACGGCCGGGGCTTCATCCCCCGAATCGTCACCTTCTTCACCGGATGGGATGCGCCTGGCCAGACCAACGCCCGCTTGTTCTTAGGAAAAATCGTGTATGGCCGCGCCTTCGGCCCATAGACTCCGGTGCCCTCATGCACATAGATTGCATAGGGCGCCGTGAACTTCACTTCGGCCCGTGTATCAAACCCAGATCCCGAGAAGCTGGTCGTACCTGAACTCATCAAGTTCCCGCCTTTTTTCTTTCCCTGAAACTTAGCCACCGGCGCGCGCTGCACCGCCTTCGCCTCGATCAATGCCGCCACTCGCTTCACCGCAGCTTCCGCTTTCTTGGGGAATTGAATGATCATGCCCCTAAACTCTTTGTCATCCAGATCGATCTCGGCTACGGGAAATTGTTTATCTGTCGAAGCCATTCCTGTCCACCGCGTTTGTCAAATCAATTACCGGAACTTGATCCGCCATTGCCTTTACCGTTTCTCATCGTCACATACTTATCCAAAATCCCTAACCCCAGAATCCCAGAAATCAAGAATGCCCAATTCATTGGAATGTCAACCATCTCTTTCACGCCCACTGCGATCTTCACATACGCACTCAAGAATGCCGCAGAAATCATCAGCATGATTAACCGCTTCATCGAAGCTTTTCCATCCGGCTCCTGAAAAAATCCCTTCACCCATTCAACCTGTTGCTTCAACCAGTCCATCTTGTCCACCTCGTCAACAATCAACCTTTATTTTTGATCCGCATCTTTCCCTATTAATCTGCGTCCACCTTCGTCGCTTCGTATACGCCCTTGATCTTCTTGAACAAAAACCCGCCCAACGACTTCGCCTTCATCAGCGCCGTGTGCACCGCCTTCGGCACATCCGCATAAGCATACACGGAGCCATCTTTGAATTCAATCTCCAGACGCCTGGTCGCTGCCTCATATCCCACCGAAATCAAGTTGCTCGATTTGACTCTCTTTCTTTCCATGTCCATCTCCACTTTAATCCGCGCATCCCTACTGATCCGCGCTTCCCAATCACTCCGGCCAATCGTCATCGATCTCTGCACCATCATCATCGATGGCAAACGAGCGCTCCGGCCCCGGCGATCCCCCACCGAAATCTTCCACCACATACAGCGCCGCTGCTTCTTCCGCCTTGCGCACCATGTTATCTTGCATCGTTTCAATCTCAGAGGGCGACATGTACCGGAACGTGCTCTCCCCAATAATGCCATCCCTGGCTATCCCCGCTGCCTTGCTCCCACTGGATTGCATCACCGTATTCCAGGACATTATCCCAACCGCGATGGCGAGATAAGCTTCCGCATCTGCGAGCGCCTGGCACTGAGCTGTGGCTCCGGAGAACTCTTTTGGAGTCCCAAGTGTGCCGGCTTCAGTCTCAGATTCTGCATAAGGCGCATCACCGACCCAGCGCTTCAAGCGGCGGCCAGCATGGCGCAGATGCGGATTTATCACTGCATCACTGAGTGAGTTTGGCATATTCCCCATAACCCTGACATGGTTCGCGTCTGCAATCATCTATTTAATCCGCGTTTTTCAGATCCGCATTCTCCCCTAAAATCCGCGCTACTCTACCTTGCCTTGTTCTCGCAGTTGCGCCGCCACGTCAGCAGTCACGGTCAGCCTGTCCCCGACTTTGTACTTCACCTCGTCCACGGCAATCTTTTGCTTCACGGTCACTTCCACGAGGCTGGTCTGCGGTTCATCGATTGCCTTGGCCGGTTTCACTTCGATCAGCTCTCCGGTGTTGATTCGCGCCTGCACAAAGGCCGTCTTCGGCACTTCCTGAAACCCTTGTTTCTGACGCGAGCTGCAGATTGCAATGCCATTGGCGGGGTCAACGAACCCACCGTTGCGCTTGGCAACCTTTTGCCCGAGCTTGATTCTGATGGTGTCCATAGCTCCGTTCATCCGTTTCCAAAAGTTCATTGCCCCAGCGAATCGCGGCCAGGCACAAACCAAACCCCAATGCAAACCCGACCGCGATACCTATGATCAATCCAAGCATCATGGCAGATCGTTCGTGGTGTCCCAGACCCTAGCGGCATTCGTGATGATCCGCGCATAGCCCACCACGTCGGAAATTGCGATGTTCTGCCACTGCGAAGTTACGAGCCGTTCGGTTTCAGTGAGACTGGCGTTTGATTCTTCGATCCGCTCCAGTGCACGTGACGCGTCCACGCCCAGCACCTTATCGGAGAGAATCGAGCTGCTCGGGTCATGCCGGCGGACCGGTGATCCAAACGGCGTGATCGCGTTGCCCGTGCTGAAAAATTGTTGGGCAACCAGCGAATTGTTGAAATCCGCCATTGACATCAGCTCGATCCAGTTCGTTTTGTCCGCGGCCAGAATCCGGATCTCATACGGCTCGAATTCTGCCAAAAACTTGACGAAGTTTTTAAAGCCGATTGCGCCAATCGTATCCACCGGCGCGCTGTTACCGTTGCCGTCGCCATTGATGGTCACTGAAACCGCGTCTTCGGTTTTGTCGAGCATCATCCGAAAGCCGGCAAGTTGGAAAAACACCGCCATCTTGTTGGCGCGAATTCGGCGCATGTGCTCGTAGGTCGCCTTGATGAGCATGCCGTGTTTCTTCAGCTTGATCGTTTCATCGCCGACCGTGATGCTGACCGTGGGGAACTCCACGCCCTGGCCAACCACGCCCATGCTCACGTCTTGCGTTTCATCAATGCTCGCGGCCTGATACGTTCCGCTCTCGATCTGAGTCACCACGGCGATCAGATCTTCATCGCGCAGTGTATACCGGCCCAGAAGCTGGCCAACCTTCACTTGCGTGTTGATGAACTCCGGAAACAGCACGCGATTCTCCGGCGTGTTGTAGAACTCTTCCAACGTCACCGCCGCTTTGCCGTTGACATTGAGATTGCGCACCGCAAGCTGGCGTTCGAAGGCATTGAGTTCGCACCCAGGATAATTCTCGCTGGGATCAATCTCTTCCAGAAGTTCGGTCAGTGTGACCGGCGCCGGTTTGCCATTCACCGCGCGCGATTGGCACGCCTGGTACATGCCGAATTCCAGCGGGATCTTTTTCAAGCTCGAAGGTTTCACGCTTCCGTTCGGCCCGCGCACCGCCGCGGCCATGTTGGAAACGTCGAATCCGTAGAGCAGAGCCAGATTCAACAGATCAGAGAAACTCACCTTTCGCATTTCATCATCCTCTTTGATATTTTTTTGCTTCTTGTCCACTTCGTCCACACTCAGTCCATCTCTCACCCCAGATCAACAACGCATGTGCTGGCATCGGTATCCACCGATTCCACAAAGAACGGGATGCCGTTTGTGGCGTCGATCTGCACCGCGCCGCTTGCGCCGCATTCAAGCTTGTTGTATTCGCCCACGGTCGGCGCCGTGCTCGTGTAAGTCACGGTCGCCAAGCCGCGCACTTGCACGGTGATCACGTCGTCTTCAATGTTCGTGATGACTCCGCGAAAATGTTCATTCGCTCCGCCGACCTTCACCAAGCCGCCGGTGGTAATGCTGGCCGCCTTGTTTTCATGCGTCGCCTTCGTGATCGTTCCGCTCTTCCCATAGGAAAGGAATTGCGCGAACTGCCCCGCTTTCTTGTGAGTTGTCCATGCCATCGTTAGATTCTCCGAAATCTCGGTATCACTGATACGCTCACTCTAAGAGCGCGTTATTTGCCGATTCGGAATGCTTCCTGATTGATCGGTTTCTCGTTGCCTTTTGCTTCTGCCGGCGGCTCTTCCACGCTGCTTCGGCGCTCCATCTTCCCGCCGCATTTGCTGCACTTCATCGGGAACTTCTTTTCCAACTTCGCGCTGTACTCGGCGTGGAACTCTTCCAGACCGTCCAGATCCATCAGCTTCAGAAGATTCTCCGTGCCCTTGCCACACTCGCCCTCGAGCTTCACCACAAGTTGTTGACATTCTCCCCGTCGCTTCGTAACCAGGGCCTCGTAGACTTTCGCTTTAACGTCCAGCGCTTGCTTGCCTTCGCGCAACTCGTCGTTCGCTTCGGCCAGTGTGCGCACCGATTCTTCCAACTCTTCCCACGTCGAAAGCGCGCTAATCCCAAGCAGCGCTGTCAATGTCGAAAGCTGTGCTTTGCTCAACAACAACCCTTCCATTTCTCGATCTCCTTTGTTTTCACTCAGCGCCTTGCGCTCTGCGCTCTGCGCCAATTTATCCGCTTCGGTATCACCGCCTTCATGCACCAGTGCGATATGCTGATATGCCAACATCTCCGTAACCATGATCCGTACAATCGCACCATCGATCTCTTCGCCAATCAAATTCCAGAACTGCCAACTCTCTAGGTCTGGATGAGATTGCTCCCATTCAAAGTAAAATGAGATCGAACAGCTTTCCACGAGTGGGGGGTCTGCCAACAGTTGCCGACATTCCTGCGGACAGATCTTGTAATCCAACCTCACGTCCACATTGATGCCCGGTGCGGATTGATCGCCGCTGGCTTCACTCCATTCGGCGCCATTGATATAGCCGATGATTGCCTGCGTGGCCTCGCTATGGCCGCGATGAAACTTCAAATGCCGGCGCCGCGTCCCACCCATTGACTTCGGCAGCATCAGTGGGATACTGCGCAGCAATACGCCCGGTCTGCTGAAGTCGAGCCAGTATCCATCCGGACCGAGATAGGTCGCCGAGATTGCCCGAAATTTCATCATCATCCAATCTTCCGGCTTCGGCATCACATCTTCCGGCTTGTCTGGCATCGTCAGCTCAAGCTTCTTGGCGACCGGTCTCATGCTTTCCACCGGCATCCTGAGAGCGATGTTCGCTCGCTTCTCCCCAACCAACTCGATCCATTTCGGCACTTCAACTTTCATCCTTTTGTCCATCTCGTCTACTTCGCCCATCCGCCCTTGTCTCTGCTTTTGGATTCACATCCGCGCCATTCCCCTATCAATCCGCATAGCCCAAGTCTCGGCTTTTCCATCAACCGCCTTTTTAAACGTTCTGAATGCGTTCAAATCGCTCGCCACTGTACGCGCTCAGAAAACCCATAGGATAAGACCCAAACAAAGGCGCGTTCTCCACAGGCGTTATGCGCTGTTATTCTCTACCCACCAAAGCTGACCACGTTTCAACAAATCCGGATTCAATTCTGCCGCTATTCTCATCAATGATCCTGCTAAACACATACACTCATCAAACTGACGTGGATCATTATAGCCCTGCGCACAAACCCTCTGCGCCTGCCGTTCCATCTCCCGCGCTTTTTCAATTTGTTCCATTTGATCTTATCCGCATCTTCCCTATTAATCCGCTTCACCCTTCAACTGCGACCAACCGCGTTTTACAGTTCGGATGAAACGGCGGGAACCCAATTCCCTGCCGTGTTGCTTCCGTTACTCCGATGCTGCGAATCACTTCGCTCGTAATCGGCGCAAGTCCCTTCGCATATTCTTCCGGCGAGAGCGCACTCAGCTTTTCCACCGCTTCCTGCGCCACGGCAACTTTGATCCGCGTGCCCGTCATGTAGATGCAGATCTCAGCCTGCGGTGCCGGATTATAGATCATCGCTTCTTTGAAACCTGCTTCATTGAGCTGTCCCACATGTGCCCAGTTGCGCATCCGCGCTACCGAAGTATCAATGATCCGCTGTGCCTCATAGTCGCTGAGCGGCACCAGCCGATCTACCGCCAGCGATTTGAACGTGTCGAGCGCTTCGCGCGAGGTGCGACCAAACAGCCCTTCGCCTTTTTCCAACCATTGGCTCTTTAGAAAATCGAGTACTTGATTTTCAGTCGGCTCATTGAAGATGTACTTGCTCAGATAAAGCCGGTCGAAACGACGCATGAACTGCACCGTGCGCCGGTCAACACTATCCATCGTGAAAGTGAACTTGCCCGCCGGAATCGCCGACCGATCCTCGGTGCGATAGTACTCGTAGATCTGCTCCACCGATTTCTTCAGCGCTTCTTGCGCTTCCTTCGACGTGAACGCTTCAGCGTAAGCTGAAGTCATCACGCCGAATGCGCGCTGCGCGAAATCTTCCGGCCCCGAAAAATCCCGCAACGCCGACCGTCTCAGGAACGCAGCCAGCACGTCCACCGCTTCCATTGTGCTATCCTTCAGAAACGGTTGGATCGACTTCAAATACTTCGCTCCCCACTTTTCCAGTACGCGCCGCACCGTCTCTTCCGCCGTCAGCTGTATCTCAATCCTCGGCCGCACGAAACTATATCGTTGTAATCCCCGATCATATCGAAATACCCTTACCAATCCACCCCGTCCACCAAGTCCACTTTGTCCATCTCGCTCCCCGTTCAACCTTTCCACCTCAAACCATGAATCATACCCCAACTCCTGCGCCGCAGTATCCGGATCTATCACGCCAGTGCGTGCTTTTTCAATGATCGCGCGTTGCCGTGTTTCTTGAGCCTGTGCTTCAGATAGTGGATCTCTGGCCGGATTGTCATTGAACTTGAATATCACTCGCTCAACTTGAATCCCTTGCAATCTAAGATCGAGATTGTATGTTGCTTCCATTCGACGCTTGGGAAGCGAACGGATATTGTTCGCCTGCCTGATCATGAACATGTACGTCACGTTCGCAAACGTCTCCGTGGAGTGATAGCTCCGGCCTATGATCGTCGGATCGATCCCCATGCCACTCGCAATCTGCTCTTCATTCAAGTCCCAAACATCTTTCGAGCCGCGCGCGTCCGACGTAATATTGTGATGCTCTACTGTTTGATCCGAAAACTTCACCATCAAACCGCGCATGTAATTCACCTGCAGCGCTGTCACCACTGCGGTGAGATACTGGCCCTTCCGATCGGAATACTCTTTGTCCGACTCGGCCGCTTTCTTCGGCGGGGGAGTGAGTGTCATCGCCACCAAACCCAGCAAGCCGAATTTGCGCATTACAAATTTTATGTTCTCGTTCATATCGCGTTGCGCCAAGAGCGGCTCAATTGCGGCAACATACAACGGCACCGCGTAAGGGGAGTTTTTGATTCGCCTAAAAGCAAAGTATCGATATTGCGTTTCGTTCAGTTCTAACATTTCCCCAGTCATCAAAAGCTGGAATGGCTTGTACCCGCCATCGATAAGCTTAAACCGGATCCGGTCCGTGGGAACTATCACCACTCTGTCAACCCCGTCCATCTTTTCCGAAACTACATCTTCCGAACTGATGGCGCCAGTCACTGCGATCTGCTCGATGTAATGATTGATCAGCCCGTCGATTCCGGCGCTCATCGGGTAAAGGTTCTGCGCCCGATCATTCAACCGTGCATGCGCTTTTTCGACGATGCTATCACTCGCCGCTTCCACTACAAGCTGATGGCCATTATTTGCCAGGTTGATGAGATTCGTTGTTGCGTGATTCAGATCCGGATTGATCGGCGCTACGCGCGTCAGCCATTCCACCAGATCAAATGGCAGAACTGGATTGAGTCCGGCCAGATCTTGCAAGAATAATCCCATCTGGCCGAACGAAGTCGCCGTCTCTTCTACGCTCGATCTGCCTGCCTTTGGCGCAACCGGATCATTCCCCTGCGCCAACATCGCCGCCGTCTTCTGGATTTCTCCGAGCAGATCCTTCTGCGGCTCAGGCTTCACGTACCCAAATCGCTCAGCGAGCTTGTCAATCCAGCGCGCCATCAATCCTGTCCAATGTGTTCGTTTCGTCCATCAACTTTTTTATCCGCGCTTCCCCTACAATCCGTGCCTTCTATCCCCACTGATTTCGCTATCGCGTCCAGTTGTGCTGTGATCGCATCTCTTCTGAGTGCATCACACCGCGGGCACCAATACGGCGTGAATGCCGTCCCTGCCACGTTCTGACATTTCCCCTCGTAGTCTCCAAAACCCAAGCACTTTTTAAAATCAATTCGCTTCATCGTCCATCAACTCTTTTATCCGCGCTCTCCCCTACAATCCGCGTCTTTAATTTCTGCCAAACTCCCCAAACACCGGCACGATCCCGCTGAATTTCCCTTCTTCCCTGGCCATCAACGCCGCGGCCGTCGCTGCATAATTCCCCGCATGAAAGAAGTGGTTCGGAATATTCTTTTTGAACTTGTACACC